ACCACGAGACGCTGCCAGCGTAAGCGCCGGAGCTGTGGTGGAGCACGATGTGGGTGGGCTTGATGACGCGGCCGGCCGAGACATTCGGCGTCTTGCGGTTGGTCTGCGGGTAGTAGCGGACGGGGGCAGATGCCGTCGGGGACAACGGCGTTCCTGCGGGCTTCGACTTCGCCGGTTCTGGTGCTGGCGCGGCGGGTGGCTGGGCCATGGGGAACATTTGCCGTAGGAAGTCGAAGAGGTGCATCACTTGTCTTTCCAGGCTGGGAGGGTTTGCTGGAATTGGCTGAGCGCGTGGAGGAGGTTGGCGTTTTCGCGTTCGCCTTCGGTGAGGCGCGGCTCGTAGCGGACCGTGGCGCGGATGTGGAGGGTTCCGGCTTCGCCGACTCTGTCACCGAAGGGCGGCATGGGAACGGCCACGCAGGAGGTCAGGAAGGCGAGAGCCAAGAACAGCCAGCCGAGGATCATCAACACGGCGGCGACTTGCTTGGGCGTCATTTTCCTTTTCGGAAAATGTTGATGACGCCGACCAGCGAAAGCCCGGCGGCCACGATGGCTTCCTGATGCTCGGGCTCGACCTTGAGGCCGATAGCGGTGCCAACCAAAATAAGGCCGCGCCATGTGGAGTTTTCCGCAAGCCGGTCGAGGATGTAGAGGAGTGCTTTCATCTCCCATTGGGAGATGTCAAAGGGTCAGGGCCGCGCGGCGAGGATTTGCTCGATGCGCTTGGTGCGTTCGTCGATGCGGGCCAAAGTCTCGGCGCGGTCGGCGGCGGTGGCTTCGATCTTTTGCAGTCGCTGCTCCTGCTTTTCGTTCTCCACCTCCACTCGGGAGACTTTTTCGGGTAAAATCCACCACGCTTGAGAGGCTGAGAAGACGGTCGCCACCAGGGCGAGCGCGGCGATGAACTCGCCGACGCTCATTTTTAATCCCGGTCTGTTTCGGACGATCTCGCTGCTCATTAGCTTTGCGACTGAGCTAGAAGCGTTCCGACGATGTTCGTAGTCGCCACATTCGCCAATCTCTCGGTGTTCAAGAGATCCGTCTTCGCTTTGATCGCGGTGATGTTGGCCGATGGGATGTCTCCGGTTGCTGCTGGTGATGCGGGCAGGTTGTCGGTTTTGGATTTGATCGCGCTGATGTCGCTGTTCGCAGGCGCTGTGTAGGCGCTGCTGGCGAGGCGGGTGCTGACGGCTGCGTCCACGCGGCCCAGCTCGGTGCTGAGTTCGGTGCGGACGGCGCTTGCGTTTTGCGCGGCGGTCGGCGGCGTGGTCGGTGCGGTGTAGCTGGCCGAGGCGAGGCGTGTCGAGACGGCGGCGTCGATGCGGCCGAGTTCGGTTCCGAGTTCAGTTCGCACCGCTCCTGCCACTGCCGAGGCGCTAGGCGCGGCGGTCGTGGGGATGCTGTCGAGTTTTCCGCCAGTGCGCTCGAGGTCGGCGCGGACGGCGGCGACCAGCGAGACTTCGCTGAGGTTTGTGTTGCCGATAGCGCCGACGATGGCGTTGAGGACGGCTTGGCCGTCGCCTTCGTTGAGGATCGAGGATTCCACGGCTGCGGCGATGGCGGTGCGCTCGGCGCTGGTGAGGCTGTAGCCGGTCTTATCGGCAGCGGCCCACACGGCGGTGGTGATTTCTGCGGCGGTCGGAGGAGTTGTCGGAGCTGTATATGACGAACCGGCCAAACGCGACGACACGGAGGCATCCAATCGACCCAACTCCACGGCCAGCTCGGTGCGGATGTCGGCCACGGTTGGGGCTGATGTCGGTGCGGTATAGTCTGCATCGGCCAAACGGCTCGAAACGCTGGCGTCGAGATTAGCGAGCTTGGTGGAGTTGCTGTCCATCTCCTGGCGGATTGCCGTGACGGTCGGCGCTGCGCTTGGTGCGGTGTAATCAGCAGCGGCGAGGCGTGTGCTCATCGCGGCATCGATGCGTCCGGTGATGGTGCTGGTGAGGCCGACATCGGCGAGAGCGGTGTCTGCTTCGGCGTTGACCTGCGCGGCGGTGAGGGTCGAGCGGCTGGAGACGGCTGCGTCGAGGTTTTCTACGCCTGCGCGGCCGAGGACCCAGAGGCTGGGGATGTGCTGGGAATCAACCGTTGAGTCGGTGGTTTTGAAAATGGCGGCGTATTCGCCTTCGGCGCTGTTGTTGGTTGAAAGCGTGTAAGCGTAGAGTCCGCCGCCGATGGCGGTGGCGCTGCCGCCGGTGACGATCTGGCTACCTGACGGATCGTAGATGTCGATGGTGACGGTGAGGCCGGTTTTGCCTGTTTTGCTGGCCGTGTAAAAGGCCACGAATTTTACGGATGTAGATACTTGTTCGAGCATGGTGGTGGGTGGTTAGATTTCTTCTTCGGGTTGTAGAATGAGGGCGATGGCGTCGGCCATGGGTAGGATTTGGACTTGAGCGAAAAGCTCGGCGGGGAGATGCGCGAAGCCCTGCGCGTAGAGTCCGCCGGGGCCGGTCTCAGTGAGGAGGTCGGCGCACAGCATGAGTCGGCCATCGGTGAGCGGCACGGGCGCGGCGACATGCTGCGGGTTGCCGTATTGCGCTTGGACCGCACCGAGGGTCGCGGCCTGCTCTGGCGTCAAGACGATGGCGAGGGCCTTGGCGGAATCGTAGCTGACGGGCTGTGTAATGAGGTCGGCGAGTGTCATGGTATGGCGACGGCGAGTGCGGTCATGAGTGTGGTGACGCGGGTGTTTAGCGTGGCGAGATCGAGCGATTCGCCAATCGAGTAAAAAGCGAGACGACCATTCGATCGGTTAGCAATCGCCCCGTTGATGTTCCCTCCGTAAACAAAGAGGTTTCCGCTGTATGTCCCTGTTGAATTTGAGCTTGTAGAAGTGCCAGTTGCGCCAGCCCATCGCCAATTATAACTATTGCTTGCTGTCCTCGAAACGCCCGCTAAACCTGTGCCAGTGCGGTTTGAATTTGGGGCTATACCTGTATTTCTGATCGCAAATCCAACATTCGTCGAAATCTGGCTATATACAGCGGGGGTTGGCGTTGTTTTAATTGCTCCTAAATAATACAAATTTATAGCGGTTGCTGGAGTTGATACCCATACAGCAAGGCTTGCGTTATTTTGAGGGTCGGCATCGGCAGCGCGATTGCTGTTAAGATATTTTGTTGTGGAATTTCCGACTAAACCAGTTTTGCGGTTATAGTCGCCCGAAACAAAATTGATTGATGTTGGGGCTGCACCCACCAGAGGAACTAATGCGCCAGATAAAGTTCGCGCCCCGGCAAGGATGCAGGAGGCTTTGATTGCAGACCAGTTGCCGTCTGATTTGCAGCCTAAAATAAAATCTTCGTAAGAGAATTTTACAGAGTCTTCCAATGTCTGAGAGTCTGCGGTTTCAACGGCGGAGATGTAGGCCAAAGCATCTGCGTCAGAGACAGGTCCACGAACAAATTTCGTCGGGATGCGCAGCGGGGAGAGTTGGCCGTAGAGGGGCGAGATCATTGGTAATTGAGCGAGGCTCTGGAATTCCACGAGCCTGTTGCCGAGGCTTCGGTGCTGGTGTTGCCGTCTGCGGAGAATTGGGTGCGGGAGATTTCCCACGCGGTGGCGTCGTATATGGAGCCGGTTGCCGGGACATCGGAATACAAGAGATAGCCGAGGTAGGTGGTGTCGCCGTTGGAGTCGAAAACGAAGACTCTGTCCGGGGCTTCGCCTGCGCCTGCGAGTTTGTAGATTTCGCCTGTTGCCGGATTGCGCGCGAAGATTCGGCGGTCTGCGTGATTGATCGAGATCGCGCCTAGGGCGAGATCGTTTGCGGTCGGGATTCGTCCCGGCACCGTCGATTTTTTTGGGATGATTTGTGGTGTTGGCATGGGCCTGATTTATTCAGCGGTTTTTTTTAAACTCCCCCGCTTGGCGAGGCGGCATGGGCCGCCCCGCCGGGGAGTGGGTTGCGGGTGGACTAGTAAACTCCGCCGTCGATGGTCGTCTCGAGCGCGGTGATGCGGGTCTCGTGGTCGGCCACATCGGCCTCGACTGCGTCCAGGCGGGAATCCGCGCTGGCGTTTTCGAGGGTGGTGATGCGGTTGCTGAGGCTGGTGTCGGCTGTCGAACGAGTCGAAGCCTCGCTGTCGATGTTCGACTGAAGAGTCGTGTCGGCTGATTGGCGCGCTGTCTGCTCGCTGCTGATCGCGCTCTGACGAGCGGAGGTTTCGGCGGCGAGGTCGGTGCCGAGGTCCACGATGTCCTGCTCTGCGGCAGAAACGCGAGTCGTTAGCGCGGTAGCGGCTGTCTCCACGCCATCGATGCGGAGACCGAGGGCTGTGTCGGCCGATTGGCGTGCGCTGGTCTCGTCGGCAATATCGTCGTTGATCGAGAGGACGGCGGCCGCGAGGGCGTTGTCGTTGGTCAGGTCAACGCTGTTGATGAGGTCCACGACCTCTTTGAAAGTATCGGCATCCGCTGTGGAGGCGGAAAGGATCGCATCGATGCGGCCTTTCTCGGTCGTGATCTTGCCGTCCAAAACGGAGTCGGCTGAGGAACGAGCGGAAGCTTCCGAGGTGATCGCGGCGGCGCGGTCCGAAATCTCGGTTGCGAGGTTCGCAGCGATCACGCCTTCGGCTGCGGTGGCGCGGGAGATTTCGCTGTTGAGGTTCGATGTCAGCGTCGAGTCGGCCGAGCTGCGGATCGAGGCTTCGGCTGCGACTGCGGAGTCAACGAAGGTCTTCTTGGCAAAGACATGCTCGCCCGCAATAGCGAGAGGGCCGTTGGCCGTTCCTATGAACAGCGAGGAATTTTGCAAATCCATTGCCAACTCACCTGTCGTGAGTGAGATGGGCGATCCAGATCCGCGTTTGATGAGCAGTTTAGGGTTTACAGCAGGCATATTTTTTTAGGTTTGGTGGTGGTGTTTGTTGGTTTCGTTTGGGGGTGAATTGTCAAAAAGCTCCGGCATCGATGATCGGAATCATGAGCGCGTAGGCGTTCGCGGAGGGCGACCAACGCCACGGCATTCCCTCGTCCATTGCCATATACAAGCGGTCGGATTTTCCGACGCTCGGGAAGGCCGAGCGCGTTGGATATTCGACGATGACGGCGGGAAGCGTGAGGTCGAAGGACGACAGATCCAGTGTCTGTCGAATGTTGCTCTCGGTGATTGTCGTCATGGCGTAGCGGTGTAGGTGGCCGTGGTGCGGGATGCCCAGGCGACGGATGTGGCGGAGCCGGTGGAGACGACGCGCCCGGCGGCATTGAAGGTAGTGCGGTGGATCGTCCAGACGGGCGAGGAGGCGCTGGCAGGGCCGGTGAAGTCGGTGTTGGCGATGCGTCCGTAGTAGTTCGTGAGGCCGTCGCTCGCGGTGTCGCTGGCGTAGCGGTAGAGCTCGGGATCGATCGGCGGCTGGACGGTGCGGAGGCCGAGGGCGGTGAGG